TCCTATAAATGGTTATTCCCATAGAGGATAAATTCTACATGACGAGAGCCCCCTCTCGGGATTGAACCGAGGACCACCTCATTACAAGTGAGGTGCTCTACCACTGAGCTAAAGGGGCTTGGTGGTGCTTGCTAGACGCTCTAACTGCGCACCGGCAGAAATGATAATGACGCCCTCTAGCAAAAGGCCGTCATTAGTATAGTGGCTGGCGAGGTAGGGCTCGAACCTACGACCCAGGGATTAACAGTCCCTTGCTCTGCCAACTGAGATACTCGCCACTGCGCGCGTCGGGTAGGAATCGAACCTACAACCTACAGATTAGAAGTCTGTTGCTCTATCCGATTGAGCTACCGACGCATGCCCTTTACTTTATCGGACAGGCACCTGTTGCGCAATTGTCGAGGTCCAAATCTCCCATAAAAGCAACCTCTTGCAGTGGAGCAGAGAAATCAACCTTGGCAAGCATCTTGTTGTACTCATCCTTGGTTATTTCCTCGTATGGAGGTAGAGCGAAGTTATGGTCAACGTGGAGCAAGAACGAAACTGACTTAACGCTCTTGTCGTAGTTCTTCGACAACCACTCCTGAATCTCTGCAAGTTCTTCCTTGCGGTAGTAGACAGTTACTGACACTGCGTTGTCTGCCCATTCGGTCTGCATCTTCTTCACCCACTCAAGCTGCTGAACAGCAGTCATTGCTGAGGCAAGCGTTGAGCCTTCTGGTGACATGCATGGGAAGTCCACTACATAGCGCGTGTGGTCCTCTCTGCCGTCAATGCCAATGTCCCACTGAATTTTGTATCCACGCTTGCGACAGGCGTCTACAAGTGGGTCTGAGGAGCCAAAACGAACTCGTCTGACGTAGAAAGGAGCAAATGCAGGGTGAATGCCCGGAGTAACTCCAGGCAGCAACGAGAGTGTTCCTGAAGGTTGAACAGTTGTCAAGCGCACAGATGTTGGCCAGCCACGCTCTGCTGAATACTGCTTATCAAATTCCTGCAAGTACTCGTAGGCTGGAGATAGCCAAGAAACTTGCTCATCTGAGCACTGGAGTATCCCAGTTACGGATTGACCAAGTCGCGCATTCTTGCTAACGATGTTTGTGGTCTTTTCATACGGGTAAGCCATGCGGGTAATTTGCTTTTGCGTCTTGTAAAGTAGGCGAGAGATTTCCTTGAACTGCTCCAGTGACTCTACGTTCGGCAAAAAGATTGTTGCGAGATTGCATGATTCGCCGTCAGCCAATGCGATTTCCGCGCATGGATTAAAACCCTCAATTGAGTTGTCTGGCTTCGCTTCGCCAAGGCGACCATACTTTCTTGCAAGGCGACGATTCAGCAAACCGTAAGGCTCGCCAGTTCCGTCATAACCCTTCCATAGTTCAGTCATGATTTCGTCATAGTGGTCAGCATAAATGGAGTTATTTGAGTTTGCTCTCCAAGCTGGGATATTCCCAGATGCCCAGTTCTTTGCACGAAGGAAGAGAACATCGTCTGGGTCGCCCATTGCAATTTGCGCTGAGCGGCGTGATGAACCCGATACAACAATTCGACCGATGATGTTGCAAATGTCCAGCACATCAATTGAGCGGAGCTTCTTTCCTTCACGATTCTGCATTACCTTGCAAATGTCTGCAATTCCATCGATGAGTGCGCCAGGACCAGATGCGGTGCCACCAAAAGTTTTTAACGGAGCACCATACTCACGAATCAAAACTGTTGAGTAAGAGAATGACTTGCCTGTATCGAAGTACGACTTCAATACTGCATGAAGAAGACGCTTCCAACCTTGACGTGAATCAGGGACAATAATGTCCGCATCGTTGCTGCGTTCGTGTGTGATTGTCACGCCTGACTTCACCTTTGGCAAGTCGTGAATCTTTGAACGCTCAACAGAGAATCCAACTCCGCCACCGAGCATCAAGTATTCAAACAGCAATTCAAAATCTTCAATCTTTTCGATGTTCGTGAAGTAGCAATTATTCAACGATGTTGCATTGAACTTCTGGACAAGAGGTGTTCCAAGCTGCCAGAGTGAACGGCCGGAAAATGAACAGCGAAGATTAAAGCAATGGTCGAATAACGCCTCGGCTTCTTCTTTCGTGTACTCAACACCAACTTCCATTGCTCCATTGATTACGCGCTGAAGCGTCTCTGGCCAAGTTTCGTTGTTTCCATCTTCCTTCTTGCGACTGTAGGTGCGAAGAAATACAATTTCCCCCATACCGTTGAAGCCCCACGGAGCTTGTTTTAGAGAATACGAATCCACGAATGATTGGTCAAGCGAAGTCATGATTTTTCCTGTTGTGATAGTGATTTGAGTAGGTATCGATTTTAACTTAGTCGAGAATACTGAAAGGGTCTAAAGTCGTAGTAACTTTGCTATTAGTTTGTCCAGCTTTTTATTAACCCAAGTCGCTCGGCTTCGACGTATGGTATCTGCTTGCCCTTCTTGTGCAGCAGAACTTTTGTTTTTATTGACGCGGTTATTTGTCGCTCTTCAAAGATGTCTTCTTCGACCAAAAAAGTTTGAACAGCTTTGAGTGAATCAATCACTCCGAAGCCAGCTATTCTTGTGTGTGACGAGTTATCCCCAGCACAATCCCCAGTTGGGTGACCGCATACGAGACACGGAGACCTATCAGCTGGCAAAATTGTGACGTCGTCGAACAATCTCCGTGAACGACCATACATGTCGTCGTATGAATTATCGTAAAATGGCATTTATATAATTATACTTTAATAAAATTCTTGTATATGAAATCCGTTTGAATTAATAAGACTTACAAGCTCCTCGTAGGCCTCGTCTGGTAGGTCATCTACAACCTTATTTTTCAACGCCCTCCGCATGGACTGCGGGTACTTAGAGTTCCTGAAGTTCTTGCCCCCACCATTCGTATAGATAAGAGTGTCAAACCACTTCAGCGTTCTGCCAAGCTCATAGGCATAAGGGACTGCAATAATCGTGGTTACAAAACCACCATCAGCGACCGCTTTTTCATCAAGGGTTACATTGGTTACGGTAATGCACTCTTTTACCGGTTTGGAGGCATCCAAAAAAGCATCCGCCAAAGACAAACCCTCTGTTTCTGCCATATCGGCAGAGCAATATCCCTCAGCAACCATGGTTATAGAAGATACGCCCCAGTACCTCCTCAGAACGGCGCAGAGCTCCGTACAGCGTGCCAAACGCTCTTCAGGGTCAATCTTCATCAAATCCTGTCTCATCTGGCAGACAATGGCTAGGCTGTCTTGTTCCCACCCGAAGAAATTGATAGACAAGTCCTCGCCAATACCGAATTCTTTGACGCTTGTAGTCTTCGCTAATTGAGCAGCCGTTATAGCAAGAGCAATTTTACTATAATCGTTGTCATAAGAACCTTCCACGCCAACAGCCTAGGTCGGCAAGCGCTCCTGCAGGGGAGGTGGTTCCGCCACGAGGGTGAATGGTTTGATAAAGTCAAGGGCATGGCAACAGCAAAGAAAAAGACAACATCAAAGAAGGCTCCTGCAAAGAAGTCTCCTGCAAAGAAGGCCCCAGCGAAGAAGGCCGCTCCAAAAAGCACTTTTGCAAAAGCAGAAGATTTCATTGAAGAAATTGCAGCGAAGCAAGTAGCAGAGCATGCAGACAAAATTGAACAACTTATCGACAGCATTCCAGCACAAGTATCAGTTGATGCTCGCGGCTTGAAGAAGTGGTTGCGAAAGTTATTCAAGAGAGTCGCAAAGTAACTTCTTTATCCACCATAATGGTGGGTTGTGACAACTGAACATCGTAAAGCACCACGCCAGGATGTAGTCCAAATCACTCGCGAGGGTGCTTGGGGAAAAGTCGAATACAGACATTTGCTTTCCTGTGGACACACGGAAACCCGCGCGCGTGCTGCGTCAACCCCAAAATTGGCATGTGCATGGTGTCTTCGCGCTGTTGAAAAAGACGGCGAAATGAAGGCATTAACAGCTGGAGCAGTTCCTTCAAACATTGATGACAATGTAAAATTTGCTGAAGAAGAAATTGACATAAGCAAAATGAAAGCAGCAATTGCTTCTAGGTTCAAAATACCTTTAGAAGCAATCGACATTGTCGCAACTGATATTTCAGGAAATCTTGTAGTAAAACATGCTCTGGTATTTCTTTCATCATCCGACGTCGCTAGGATAACCAAACCTAATCCGACGTAAGGAGTTAAATTGCTGCAGAACTATGATTTGCCACCATCAGACGGTAACTGCAGGGGACACAACGTTGATAAATGGTTCCCAGTAATTGAGAAAGGCCTACCAAAAGAACAGTGGCTTAGGTTTAGAGCTGACATAAAAGAAGCTATTGAACTTTGCAATTCATGTGCAGCACAGGAGCACTGTCTTGAATACTCGCTCCGCCATGAACCAATTGGGATATGGGGCGGGAAGACTGAGTCAGAACGTGCGATGTTGAGAAGCGAAAAAGGGATACTGCTGTCTCGTGAGGCAAGAATATTTCTTCCAGGAATCGGAAGACGGAATGCTAACGGATTCGCTTACAAGGGAAATTACAGACTCAAGGATGCGGCAATTAAGAAAGCTCTGCGGGAAGCACAGTGACAAATCCAGGACCAATTGTTCAAAACTTTCTTGACAGACTAGACGGAGTCAGGCAAAGTGGCGGAAACTTCATGGCTCGCTGCCCATGTAGAAACGATGACAACAATCCATCACTTTCTGTAAGCGAGGGGAATGATGGTCGAGTATTGGTCCATTGTCATAGAGGCAATGGTTGCGATGCCAGTGAAATTTGCGCTTCTGTTGGATTGACAATTGCAGACATAATGCCACAAAATGGCACTAGCACCATTTATGAAAAACCGATTGTAAAAAAAGAAAAACAGTCACCAGCGCAACAACAGTCAAAGCCGATTACTAAAGAGCAACTTAAATTTGTTTGTTCTTACGATTATCTAAATGAATCTGGCGAACTTTTATTTCAAAAAGTTAGATACGTTAACCAGGACGGCGTAAAGACATTTAGACAACGTAAACCACTGGAAAACGGTGATTGGTCATATTCGCTATCTGATGTTCCAAAAATTCTCTACAACCTGCCAGCTGTTCTTGCAGCAAAATCCTCTGGGACGCCAATCTGGGTTGTTGAGGGAGAAAAAGATGCAGACACACTTACGGCTCTTGGTTATGTCGCAACGACTATGCCCGGTGGAGCTGGTCATTGGCTAGACATTCACACCGAAGCACTTGCTGGAGCAATTGTTGACATTGTTGCAGATAACGACGTCCCTGGAAAAGAACATGCAGCAAAACTATTAAAAGTTCTCACAGATGCTGGATGTGATGCACAGGCATGGATATGCCCAGACACAAAAGATATTACTGACCACCTTGCTTCTGGAGGAACGTTCGATAATCTTTCGGCATTCGTTGCTTCAACAGAAAATGATTCTGAACAACCTGAAAATATTGAACAAGAATTTGAAGAAGAAAATACTCCAGTAGAAGAAAAGCGTGAATCGATATTTGATTCTGCTTTGATAAAAATTCAGGACCTACTTGGCAGGGAAGACTTAAGTCCTGGACAGATGGTTTCGAAAATGTCGATGATTCTTTCAGCGACTACATCAAAGCAAATCACAGACCCAGGTCGCCTGGTTCAATGGAACGACTTTATTTCAGAGCAAGTTGATGAATCTTATGACTGGGTAATTCCTGGACTCCTAGAACGAGGGGAGCGAGTCATCGTGGTTGCTGCGGAAGGTGTTGGAAAAACAATGCTTGCTCGTCAAGTTGCACTTTGTGCTGCTGCTGGGATACACCCTTTTACGTATGGACAAATGAAACCAGCGGTAACACTCACCGTCGACCTTGAGAACCCTGAACGAATTATTCGAAGAGCATCTTCTACGATTCTCGCACAAGCAATGCGCCGTGGACATGTTTCCAGGGTTTATGGAGAGGTATTAACAAAGCCTTCTGGTATGGACCTTTTAAAACCAGAAGACAGGCTCATCCTTGAAGAAGCAATTGAACGAGTTAAGCCTGACATTTTAGTGATGGGTCCTTTATATAAAGCTTTCGTTGACCCAGGCGGGAGAACGTCTGAGGCAATTGCGGTTGAAGTTGCCAAGTACCTAGACACGCTCAGAACGGTTTATGGATGCGCCCTCTGGCTCGAACATCACGCACCACTTGGGACAACACTAAATACACGAGAGCTTCGCCCTTTCGGTTCTGCAGTATGGTCGCGTTGGCCAGAGTTTGGTATCTCTCTCCAGCCAGACCCAACAGCCAACGAACCATACGTTTACGACGTCAGACACTTTAGAGGGGCACGCGACCAGCGCCAGTGGCCTTTAAAAATCAAGCGAGGCAAGGTATTCCCGTTTGAAGTGATTGAGTTCATGAAAGTTGACAAATAAGTCACTAAGATGGGTTAATGAGCGAAGATAAAAGCAATAAAGTTGCTACGCGTGAGTTTCTTGGTGAAAGAGACATGCGTATATTTAAGCTTCGCCAAGCCGGTACATCAACTTCAGAGATAGCGAGACGCTTTGGCATGACCACAAGCGCTGTATCAAAAGCTATCTCTCGCCAGTTAGAAAAAATGAATCGTGAAACACTGATGGCTTACCCAGAGGTGCTCAGACTTGAACTCGAAAGACTCGATAGTCTTCAGCAAGCTATTTGGCCTTTGACGCAACACAGAAGGCAAGTGATGGACGATGGTACGGAAGTGGCAGTCGAGCCAGACCTGAAAGCAATTCAACAAGTTCTATCAATAATGGACAGAAGAACAAAACTTCTTGGCATGGACCAAACAAACATAAGCGTTCAGATGGATGTTGGTAACAAGACAAGCGAGACGATAAAAGCCACACTCGCTGGTTCAGAGCAATTGAAGCAAATCGGCAACACATTTGACCCCGAGGCGGAGGCAAGACAACTTCTCCAACTCATGGGCATGTCTGGCGTTTTACCCGAGAGCGCAGTGCGGCAAATGCTCGGTGAAGCCGACATTGTTGATGCTGAGATAGTATCCGTAGAAGAAGAACCAAACGAAGAGGAAATAAATGAGTGACAGCAACCTTGAAGCCGCAATGAAGGCCGTCGCTGATTCGACAGATTTATCAGTAAGACCGCTGGAGAAAGAAGACGAAGGACCGACTAATACTTCTGTATTAATTAGAACAACCGAGGAGGTCCGAGAGCGTTGGAGACAGGCTGCTGCTGTTGACGGAAAAACAATGTCGGCATGGATACGAGATGTGCTAAACGCGAAAGCAAAGACATTGCTGGAATGTGAACACCCTTCCGTTAGGCGCTATCCATGGTCTGTTACATGCCTTAAATGCGGTCAGAGACTGCAATAAACACTTAACACCAATCCGCTTTTTTATCGCGTATTATTTTAGGCGGAGAAACCAATGACTAAGAGGCATGACAAATCAAAAGAATACGGCCCTGATTGGGTTGAGTATGCAGTTGGTGAATTTCTGGCTGGTGTCGATTCTGAATTCATGGAAAAATCAGCAAAAAACTCTTACACCAAACCAGAACTGAGAGAAAGAATAAAATCTCGTATCTTGGCTGGTTCTGAGGGCGGAAAACCTGGTCAATGGTCTGCACGCAAAGCCCAATTGCTTGCTGTTCGATATCGCAAGGCTGGCGGCGGCTATCGTGGCGGATTGAGTAAGACTCAAAGGTCTTTAAAGAAGTGGACCAAAGAAAAATGGACCACTAGCGACGGGAAGCCAGCAAATAGACCCGATGGGATGCGTAGATACCTCCCTGCTGCTGCCTGGGAAAAACTTACACCAGCTCAAAAAAGAGCGACAAATAGAAAAAAGATAGCTGGCAGCAAAAAAGGTAATCAGTTTGTCCCAAATACAGCAAGAGCAGCAAGAGCTGGAAGAAGCGCAAGAAAGTCCAGCTAGGTATGCCAAGATTTGATGAAGAAGACGATGAACTTGTCGGCTTGATAAAACAATATGAAAAATATGTTATTTCAAAGCAAGGCGAAGTCGAGGACTTTGATGAATGGCTAGAATCTCAATACGGCAAATCAAAGTCAAAGGTTATGAAGCCTTCGAAAAAGGGTAGAGGTTCTATGAAAAGCGGAAACATTGATTAATCCAGAGGAGCCCCCGCCCGTAGTTTTAAGATTCAAAACAGGTGAACTAGTTCATGATGCAAATTCCCCAGAGGCGGATGAAGCCCCCAGGGGAAAAGACTCCGACTAGCGACCCTTTTTGCTTAAAGATTTAAACTCTTCTTCAAAAATCTCGTTGTACTCATCTTGATGGCGATGCTGGAGAACGAGGTGCGCCCGTCTACGGGCTTCCTGTCTAACAGAATTCATTTGCTTACGCAAAAGGCGTTCTTCTTCTTTCAGCTTTGGACGACCGCGCCCAAGTCCACTGTTCTTTAGCTTATTGTATTCAGACATTAGTAATAACTCCTTTATGTCCGTCTATTTGTAGGTTGACTTAGATATTAATAACCAAAAAATCTATTTACAACTCCAAAAACATTTTTTTTATGTTTATACTTAGCCCATGGATTCGATAGAGACCCACCTGCAAAGACTGTCTGAACAAATGGTGAAAGACCCTAAATCTTCTGTGCCCGTAACAGAGGTTATAGACATGCTCTTGGATGCTCAAAATTATGTTGACTCACTGGCAATGCCTTTTGATGGTGACGGCCTCACCAAGATACTTAACGGCTTAAAAAATATATAAAAAAAACCCCCGTTTTCGCATCTCTGTACGAAATTAACGGGGGCTTTATTTATTTAAAGGGCAAGAATCAGAATGGTTCTGATTCACCATCTACGCCAACGCCTACTGGCTGACGATTTGATGCTGCTGGCTTTGAGCGGCGCTGTGCCGGAGCGGATGAACCGCCCTGCGCTTGGCCACCGTCCTGCTTGGTGCGACGGGTAACAGCTTCAACACTGCGAGTATTGATTGCAATTTCATCTGCAATAACCTCTACTGTTGAACGCTTCGTGCCCGTCTCTTTGTCGTCCCACGAACGCTGTTCAAGGCGTCCTGTTACGATTACACCAATTCCCTTTTCCAGTGTCTTTGCAGCATTCTCGGCTGTGTAGCGCCATGCGACGATATTGAAAAAGGAAACCTTTTCCTGCTTTTCGCCTGCCTGGTCGTACCAAACATAGTTTGCGGCTACTGAAAATGACAGGCGAGCCTGTCCGTTTGATGTGAAGGTGAGCTCTGGTTCCGCCGTAACGTTACCGATAATCACCGTTGGTGCCGGGTTCATTTCTTCTCCTTGGTTTACGTATGCCGA